GAAAATGACAAAAAAATTTGACAAACTTAATGAAACCTTTAACGTAGATGGTGAGATTGTTTCCGTTGAAGTTGATACAAAAACTACTATTGAACAGATAGAAAAAATAGCATCAGACAACAATGACATTAAGAAAGATTATGATTATACTAGAGGAAATTTATATTCTCTTATAGAAAAAGGGCAAGAAGCAATTAATGGAATTCTTGAATTAGCTCAAGAAACTGAGATGCCTCGCGCATATGAAGTTGCTGGACAATTAATAAAAAATGTTGCCGATGCCACCGATAAACTTTTAGATCTTCAAAAAAAATTAAAAGATATTGAGGAAGAAAAATCAAAAGGTCCAACTACAGTTAATAATGCTCTTTTTGTTGGTTCTACTGCAGAATTAGCAAAATTACTCAAACAACAATCCCAAGAACAATAAATAAATAAAGGTTCTTTTTAACAATGCCCAAAATAAAACCTCACAAAACTGTTGAACAAATTGCAAAGAAGCATCGTCTTGATGCTTCTTTCATACAAAAGCAACTTGATATGGGAGAACCAATTGAGCATGAACACACTAAAGACCATGTTCTTGCTATGGACATTGCCCTTCAACATTTGGATGAAATTCCCGATTATTACACACGTTTAAAAAAAATGGAAGCATCTGCAAAGAAAGAACATAAAAAATTCAAAGATGTAAAAGAATCTCACGAAGAGCAAAGATACTGTCCATTATGTAATAAAAGAGAAACAAGATCTGAGTGTAGTTATGGCGATAAAGCTTGGGATAAAGTTTCTGTAAGGGATGAAGAATATTCTATGGTTCGTTCAGAACTCAAAACCATGGCAGACGCAATCAAAAGACTGCAGATGACTGTTGGAAAAGGTGAAGGTAATCTTGAAGCGTGGGTGCAATCAAAGATTACAAAAGCTGCAGATTATATTGATACAGCAGCAGATTATGTTACAAGTGGTGAAATGGAAGAATCTGTCGGATTTAAAATTGATATCCCAGCACATAAAACAGCAAAAAAAAGAGAAAAAATTAGAACTTTAACAACTAAAGGAGTTGGTGGAGAAAAAGATGCCGCAACTAAAAAATTAGGAGCAACTCCAGAACTTCCCAAAATCAAAGAGGAAACTTTAGTTGATAAAATTTTAGATGAAGTTCTTGAGGAAGGAAAGAACAAAGGTTTATGGTATAATATTGAGAAAAAAAGAAAAAGCGGCAAAAGACCAGCAAGACCAGGAGAAAAGGGTTATCCTAAGACACTTGATATTGATGAAAATTTAGAACAAGCAAAGGAAAATGTTGGTGCTAGTAAGTGTTGGACTGGTAAAAAATTAGGAAATCCTCCAACTAAAATTAAAGGCGGGAAAGAAGTTCCAAACTGTGTTGCTAAAGAAGATGTAACAATTGAAGATTTAAATGGAAACACTTTTGCAGAAGTAGTTGATATTATCAAACCAGAACCAATAAAAGGATTTAAGTCTCAAGTAACAGAGGCAACTCGTCTTCAGGCACAAACAGGAAATGTAATTGGTGTTACTCTTTCATGGAGAGGAAAATATTATGGTCTTAAAATGTTTTTCCCACAAGTAAAAACTCCAACAAGAAAAGAGATAACTGATGAACTGCAGAAGGTTTATCCTGGATGTGTTGTTATTCATCATACTATTTCAGAAATTCAACCAGGACAACCATTGATTCAGGTTTTTGGACCTCAGGGAGGCAGTTTTGGTAAACCAGGTCCATCCAAAAATTATGTTAAAACCATGGGAGAAGATATTGAAATTGATGAAGATTGGCAAAAAGTAAATCGTCAGGACAAAACTGACGGATTAAGTCAAAAAGCAGTTAATACGTATAAAAGAGAGAATCCTGGTTCCAAACTTCAAACAGCAGTAACCGAAAAAAATCCAACAGGTAAGAGAGCGGATCGTCGCTCAAATTTTTGTAGTCGTATGTCCGGAATGAAAGATAAACTCACTTCAGCAAAAACCGCAAGAGATCCAGATAGCAGAGTCGCTGGAATTGTAATTAATCAGTAGGATTTTATTATGTCAAATAATGATGTATATCTTGGTAATCCGTTACTAAAGAAGGCGAATACTACTCACGAATTTACAGAAGATCAGGTTCTTGAAATTGTCAAGTGCATGAATGATCCTGTTTATTTTGCAAACAATTATGTAAAAATTGTCACTCTTGATTATGGATTGCAGACGTTTAAACCATATCATTTCCAAGAAAAGTTAATTACAAACTTCCATAAGCACAGATTTAATATCTGTAAGATGCCTCGTCAGACTGGTAAGTCTACCACTGTGGTTGCATTTCTTTTGCATTATGCAGTGTTTAATGATAATGTAAATATCGGTATTCTTGCAAACAAAGCAGCGACTGCTAGAGAACTCTTAGATAGGTTGCAAACCGCATATGAAAATCTACCAAAGTGGATGCAGCAGGGAATTATTTCGTGGAACAAAGGTTCCTTGGAACTGGAAAACGGAAGTAAAATCTTGGCTGCTTCTACTTCTGCTTCTGCAGTTCGTGGTATGTCATTCAATATCTTATTTTTGGACGAATTTGCTTTCGTTCCAAATCACATTGCAGATTCATTCTTTGCATCAGTATATCCAACAATTACTTCAGGTAAGCAAACTAAAGTTATAATTGTTTCTACTCCACATGGTATGAATCATTTCTACCGAATGTGGCATGATGCAGAAAAGGGTAAGAATGAATATATTTTTACAGATGTTCATTGGAGTGAAGTTCCTGGAAGAGATGAGCAGTGGAAAAAGCAAACGATTGCAAACACCAGTGAATCTCAGTTCAAAGTTGAATTTGAATGCGAATTCCTAGGATCTGTTGATACTTTGATTGCTCCAAGCAAACTCAGAACGCTCGTATACGACCACCCTAAGACCCGGAGTGCTGGTTTAGACGTATATGAAGATCCCATAGAGAATCATGACTACTTGATCACTGTGGACGTTGCTAGAGGCGTAGGGAGCGACTACTCTGCATTTGCCATCGTTGACATTACACAATTTCCTCATAAGGTAGTTGCAAAGTATAGAAATAATGAAATTAAACCAATGCTTTTTCCAAGCATTATTCATGAAGCAGCAATTGCATACAATAAGTCTTATGTTTTATGTGAAGTAAATGATGTTGGAGATCAAGTGGCAAGTATTCTTCAATATGATTTGGAATATAGTAATCTTCTTATGTGTTCTATGCGAGGAAGAGCTGGACAAATTGTTGGTCAGGGATTTAGTGGTAAGAAAACCCAACTTGGCGTTAAGATGTCCAAAACAGTTAAAAAAGTTGGATGCCTTAATCTTAAAACAATGATTGAGGAGAATAAATTATTTTTAAATGATTATGAAATTATTAGCGAACTTACAACATTTATTCAAAAACACAATTCATTTGAAGCAGAAGAAGGATGCAATGACGACTTAGCAATGTGTTTGGTAATCTATGCTTGGTTAGTTGCTCAAGACTATTTTAAAGAACTTACCGATCAAGATGTAAGAAAAAGATTATATGAAGAACAAAAAAATCAAATAGAGCAAGACATGTCTCCATTTGGATTTATTTCAGACGGTTTGGATGATAATAATTTTGTAGATGCTGATGGAGATAGATGGTTTGTTGATGAATATGGTGATAGATCTTATATGTGGGATTACTTGTCATAATGGAAATTGATAAACAACTAAAATTAGGACATTTATTATTAACTGATAGAAAATGTAGAATATGTGGAGAAATAAAAGATTTAATTGACGGATTTTACAGGACAAGAAAAGATAGAGGTCCAGTCGCATCTTCTTATTCTTATGAATGTAAAGAATGTACGGTAAAAAGAGTTATTAATTCTAGAAAAAATCCATTAACTTTAGAAAAATGGGAATATCCCGATTGGTAAATGTTCACGTCACATTTCCCTCGCGTAAAGTGGGTTTTTAATAAATAATTTTTAGTTAAACTGAGATTTACGGAGAAAAACATGGCGACTCCTC